CATCTTACATTTATCTTCAATGATAACTTTATCGCCTTTTAAATCTATGTAACCATGAACAGGAATATTAATTCCATCAAACCATTTAAATGCTTCTATCTCTGGCTTACAAGATTCATAACCTGGTATTGTTTGATGTGCTTTATGACAGTTAGCAATCATAGCTGGTACTATACTTTTATAATGACTTAACTTTTCTTGGTCATCAGGTGTAAGTGCAACTAACTTATCTAACTTATCTTTTACAGGAACAAACATTATTTACCTTCTTCCATTTTTTGTAATTGCATTTCAATAGCTTCATTAAACTCATTAGCTATTACATTGGGTTGTTGATATTCTTCCAAGAAATAACTTAATGGTTTTTTTAAAAATTTACTTATCTTAATTAGATTAATTATAGGTATTCGGTTCTCACCTTTTTCATACTTACCTATTTGTTGAAATGTAGATTTAAGAGCTTCTGCAACTCTACTCTGAGTTATAATAGTTTCTTTACCAGTAAACTCATTAACTTTACTTTTTCTAGCTGCTCTTATTTTTTTACCTAAATCAATATAGAATTGATTATCTTCCTCAAAGTTTTTCTTAGCTTTATTTGATAGTCTCATTGTGTTCCTTCCTTTAATTTAGAGTATAGAATCCCTTAAGTGCAAATGCAACTTTTTATATATACTTAATTAAGTATATAAAAATCTAGCATCTTTGTTCTCTGCTTCAACAATTCTTCGGAATAATTGATTGTATTCCTTGAATGCTTTCAGAGTATGTACACATTGCCTTCCCTTATCTTTAGCAGCATAAACTTTTTTATGTGCCTTATCTAGCTTATTGTACAATCTAACATTGCTATTTCTTAAGCTCATCATTCTCCTCACCAACCATTTTTACATTTGCCTTAATAAGTTTGTTGTTGGTGATATTTACTTTCGCAAACTCACTAGGCATTTTTTGATTATGTGCTTTTTGTGTAGCTTCTTCAACAGTTGCACCATCAAAAATTTCTTCAAAATCAGCTTCTAATTCTAAACTTGATGTCTTTAAAACTTTAACCATTTAAAACTATATTTCTGCTATACCCAGAGTATTCTCTTTTAATTTCGTTTCTCTGTTCTAGCTTTTCAATTAAAACACTAACTGAATTTTTACTTTTATAACCCATCTCTTTAGCCATTTCTGAAAAAGTTGGACTATATTTGTATTTTTTAGTATAATTTTCAATAAATTGCAATAGCTTAAGCATTTTGGGTGTCATGGGTCTAAGACCTCTTTGTTTTGTTTTCATCTATGACTAACCTCCTTAATAATTCTGTGTAGCCATTAATGTCATCAAAGCTATCTTTTTTATAATTTTCTGATTGCATAACTCTCCAACATTTAAGAAAAATCATAAATAAACCAAAGAATTTAAGGGGTATTTTAACATCTTGGTTGTTATGAATTGATAAATATTTCTCCATAATTCCTACCATTACATAAGAGGTATGGTCAAAGTGTCCATAATCATTTTGTTTTTGTTTTAATAATCTCTCTATCTCACTTATAAATTTAACATTATCTGACATAATTTCCTTTGTTATCCTCACACCAATGAGCAAAAGCTACTTTGTTTTTGTAAATTGGATATGTTCTTATTCCTATTTCTTTAAATTTAATTACTGATTGATGTATCTCCTCACAAGTGAGAGTAGTTTCAAATTTAACTTTATGTAAAACATATCCCTCACTTGTAAGTAAAGCCAAAACTAAAAAAACAACTTTCAATTAAAAAGGAATTTCTTTGCTTTGTGGTTTAGCTTGTTTAGGTCTAGGTTCATTCTTATAACCAGATAAAATATTACCTGATTCGTTTATCCAACCGATTAAACCTTTTTGTCCACCAGCTTCAGGATAATTCATATCTCCAGTAAATTTATCATCACCTTTAAATAGAACTCCTACCTGAGCAAACACCTTAACAAACTTAGTATTGCCATCTTTACTGCTGCCTTTAACACCTAAGATGGTTCCTTTATTACCGCTATCTAAATTTACATTTCCTGAGAAATCAATTTTGATGGCTTTTTCGTTGTTGGCATCATAAGGAAATAAAACCCAATCCTTTTGCTTACCACTACCATTGTCTGACATTTTGTCCTCCATTTTTTTTTATTGATTGTTGTTGTGATTCAAAATCTTTTTCTATTGAATCATTTTCTTTTTTCCAATCGGAATACAAAGCGGTCAACTTAGTTTCGGTTGTTTGCTTTTTAATTGTATCTTTAATTGAAACTTTTTGAGTAGATCCCTTTTGATTGTTTAAGGCATTTACTAATTCTTCTGCACTAGCATATTCTGAACCTGATAATCCAAATGCAGCAATGCAACGACCTAACGCAGAGCTGGAACAGTTCTCCATAGCACTTGTTTTATTTATGAAATTAGCATTTCTATGTTCTTCTGCATGACCCACAGCATAAATAGTATCAGAAATATATAGTTCGGTCTTAACCACAACTCTCTCATTATCATGGAATAGTATTTCTTCATTAAATCTAGCTTCAGGGAAATATTGTAAAAGATGTCTATGTCTTTCATTAACAGTTGAATATTTTTTACCTTTAATATCAACTGTCGGAATTTTGTTTGCACTTGTTAAACATTCCTTTCTTCTTTCCTTAAATCCACCCTTACTTTTTTCTTCTGTTGCTGCTACTGTTTTCTTGGTTGTCATTTTTTCCTTTCATTTGTAGTTTTTGGTTTTCTTTAACTTGGTCAACATCTTTCTGTACTTTAGCTTCTAGGTAGCTTTTATTCTTAGCAACCATATTTTCTTTAAGTTCTAATAAATCTATTTTCTTTTTAAGTTCCGATATTTCTTCATCTCTTAAATGTAGTTGCTCAATGTTTTTCTTTTCATTTTGTTCATAAGCTCTAATTTTAGTTTGCATCTTTGCAAGTTCCATCATTACCTGGTCTGTCATTTTTTCCCTTTCATTACTTCTTCAAATGTTAATTTATGAACAATAATATCCTGTACTGCCTGACCTACTATTGCTCCTATGTCCATGTTAAGATTGCCTAACAAATCTTTTCTTTCTTTAGCAGTTAAGATTATGTAATCATTAAACCATATATCTAAACTTTTATTTAGTTGGCTTGGACTTAAGTGATCTGCTGTAAATGTTCCGCCTTCTTCTTTTCTTGTCCACTCTTTCCCAATTGTTTTCATAGATTCCTTTTATTAATTAATACAAAAATAGTCAATAAATTATACAAATTAAATTCAATTTGAGAGTTTATCATTATCAAATATGATGGTTGAGTTGAAACTAAATGAGATTCTTTCCTTATCTTCATCATCAGTATTATAGGGATAAACTACATGAGATAGTGAATTAGGGAATAATATCCAATCCCTAACCTCTGGCATAACTCTATAAGAATTATTATTAAACATATTTTCAGATCCTTCTATAAACTCTGTCTGACCTGAGAAATCGTTATGTTCTTTTGCGTTAGTTGTTGAAATCATTTTAGGTATTTGTAAATAACCAACGCAACTTAAATGATAATTACCATGAACATATTCAGTATGGGTATGGCAAGGGTTATAATCTCCAGGTTTTGATACTACATACCAAGCTGAATTAATTAGAATAGATTTAATTTTATGGTCTATATGATTTTTGACATAAGCATTAATAATTGGATCAAAAAACTTTTGTTTCCATTTAAGCATAATCTCTGGTGAAATTAGGTATTCTGAATCTACATGACCGACCAACTTTTTAGACCAATCATGGTTCTTTTGTTTCTCTTTATCTTGTCTTATTTGTTTTAAATCATCTTGAAAGTCTTTCATTAATCCTAATGGCATAACTGCTTTAGCAACTGTTGAACCAAAGGGTTTAAATAATTTAAAATTTATCTTGTCTGACATCTTCCTCCATATTGGTTAATTCTTTTAATTCTATTTTATAAGCTGCTGGTCTATCTTGGTAGCCAAAATTTGATAGCTTTTCAGGTGGTAGATCATCTTTATAAATAAATGAACCCATAATACTAAAATTAAAATCTTCATTATTGTCTTTAATTATTAGAATATATTTACCTTTCTTTTCTCCAGGTCTTATCAGTAAAAAATTATATGATTTCTTTTCTTGGCTTCTTATCTCTATATTATTTTGAAAGTCTGAGTCTGAATAGAACTGCTTATCATAACTATAAGAACCATTATAAAAACGATTAGTTGCCTTTGCATAAGCA